TCAACCGCGCTTGATGAACGACTCAAGCAGGAGAGGGAGCGGTGTGCGAAGGTCTGTGTAAAACAAAATCTTGAGGGTTGCGCTGAGGCAATACGGAGCCTTACTTAACCGGAAAGCCCACTCCCCTTGCCCAGCCCTGCCACAGTCCTACTGTTGCGGCGTCTTGGGCGCAGTCTTGGATGAAGGTTCCACTAGCAGGAATTGATTCCGCGCCGGCTGCATCAGTTCCACCGGAACTGTTGGCAGCACCGGACACGCCACAGCTACCGGAGTGTGCTGGCAGGCTGGCAATGTAGTTAGCAACAGCAGTAGAACGGGCAGCAGCAATTTTTTTGGGTATCGCATCTTTAATCTCCTTGGTTACTTTTGCGTGTTCTGATTCGATTCGCGCTTTCTCCATCTCAGCCGCCTTGCCGAGTGTAGCAACTTCAATCTTGTAGGCGTTGAACGCTCTAACGTCCTCGCGCCAGAGCTTGTAAAACATTGCGGTGCTGGCGATCAGCAATCCTATCAGAACAAGTTTCCAGTTTGCCAGCAAGAAGGTCATTTCCGTGACTCCGAGTAGATTTTGAATACTGCCGCCTGCAATGCAGCAAACGGAACTGTTACAGCGCCAATCACCGCTGCTGCTTCAATGCCGGAAGTCAGCGAAGTCGTGAAAGCATACCGCCACGCCTGAATCGTTATCTCCCACGTCATCCATGTTGTGACGTACAGCAGGAACGCATGAACGCTGACAAAGTTCTTGCGCTCAAGCCATCCCCACAGGGTACGAGGGCGATCTGCGAGACGATCTTCGGTCACGATATCTCCAGCCAAACTTCCTCATTTCGCTTTGTTGCTGCGTCGATTAAATCAATCAATCTCTGATTGACCCCTGCACACTGAGCAATGCCAGTGAGAGTCCGTACAGCACCCAAAAGCGGACAACCGTGAGTGTCAGCCTCCGTGTTGCCTCCATGAATTCTGACGCCCTCAAATCCTGGCACGTCATGGACGTAGGGCATGATCCGCTTGAATCGGTTCGACATGGTGAGCGTGACTCTGTACCGCCCGCGAGGTATAGCCGTGTCGCCATCTATCTTTACCTCCCGTTCAGGGTCTTCGAGTGTCTCTCCAAGATACTTCCCGTCGACAAACAGTTTTCCGAAGTTAAAGCGGCCTTCGGCATCGCGGAATAATTCGAGGTTCATTTCTCATGCCCATTCTGCGCCAGCCTGTCGGCAAGTCTATCGAACTTCTCACCAAGCGTTTTGAATCCAGCACTGAATGCGGCTTCCAACTTATCAAAGCGCGAATCAAGCTCCTGCTTGACGTAGTGATTACTGGCGATCTGGATTCGCAAGTCCTGAAGTGCCTTGGCGTCCTCGTCATGTTTCACGAATAGCAGGGCAATTTGCTTCGCCTGGAACTCGTCCTTGCTTCGCAAGAACCATCCTAATCCGCCAACCATAGTAACCACTCCTAGTTGAATAATCCATTCAGGCATGATTCGTTCCTTCCCGCCCTCTGTGGGGCAGATGCGTTGACCTATATTCAGGTAAGACCTTCGTTCTTTGCTGCGCCTTCGCAATGCCCTGCTTGAATCTTATCCAGTACCCATCGAAGTCCAGCCCAAGGTTGCTCAGTAGCAACTCCGCATTCCGCGCTCAGAGTGAAGTACCCACTAAATCCGCACAAGGCCGCCAACAATTTGTCCATTGCGCGAAGAACATCTTTGCCGTAGATATTTTCTTCCAGCATGATTGCGGCTAGGCTGATGGGCACTGACAGCAACGCGGCGATGCTGAATGGCAGCCATAGGACTAGGATGATGGCGAGTTTCTTCATCGTTGCGACCTCAATATTGCACGAGCAGCAGCGTTCGTGTGAACCTTATGATATGCGCGTGAGTAGTTTGGCGACTCTGGATCAATCAATTCAGCTTCGGTCACAGGTGGATTAGCAGCAGCGGCAATTTGCAGCGACCGGATCAGAAGATCATCAATGATCGTTCGAATTAGCCCCTGCTCAATGGCTTGTTTTTCAAGAGCGAGAATTTGCTGATCAAGTTTCGCAACGCGAGCAGCTTCTATCATCTCCGCTGGTTTCGGCGTGACGATCAGATACGGTGCGTCATCAATCTCTTGGTTGTAGAAAAGATTGTCATCCCCGCGAACGGGGTCGGCAATCTCAATGACACCGCACGCTGCACGAATCTCAGGAGTGTCGAGTTTGCTGCGGCCTTTATATGGCGCGTCAATATTCACGCGCTTGAGTGTTTCTTGATCTATGAACATTTCTTATTACCTCGCTGGTGATGGTGCGACATTGCTGCCGCCGAATGGGTGTTCCGCAAATGCGGCGAAGATGATGGTATTGCCAGAACCGTTGACATTTGCATAGTTAGCACGCGGCTTAAATCCGTTACTCAGAATATCATCAGGATTAGTCACTCGGTAGTCATCCTCGGCGGCGGCCAGATTCGCATATAGTCCTAGCCCGCCAGCGTTGTATGTATCTCTCGCTGTATCCCACAAAACCCAATTTGTAGCAGCGGCGGAAGCATTTTTAAGAAGAATAAATCTCGGCCTAAATCCGCAATACACAAACGGCCCATCAGCCGATCCATTCCCCGTATAACTCCCGAACTTACTGAATCCGGCGACTTCTGCAAAGCAGTAGGCGACGTAGTTCCCATTGAGTTCATTGTGGTTCTGCATCGTACCAAGGGAGACTACAGTAGTCGTTGGTGACGTGTTATTCCACCAAGCTATCTGCCCTGTTACCTGTGCGTTCGTAAGGTCTAACCGCAAGCCCCCTGTGTTACCGATGGCGGAGTGATATACCCCCCAATCGTTTATTCCCGCAGATGCCCCCGCAGAACGTTCCTTGATGATAATAAAACTCGGAGCCTTGCCTAACCCATGCCCCACAGTAGCGTTTGCTCCTGTTCCCGTATAGGTAACAATCGAGAACCCCGCCGTCTGGTTCGCACTGACCGTGGAGGTGATACTTCCATCCGTGTTGCTTGCTCCTGCGCCATTGGCTTTCCACATCCAGTCGATGTAGGTCGCTGCGTTCGTGTTCATCTGCGCTAACGCACCACCAGAATACCCATCTGAGTTGAACGCCGTCAGTCCGGTAGCTTCTGTAGTTTCTGCACCTGTTGTATTTGATTCCAGTTGCTTCTGCACACCACGAACAGCATCGTACAACGCATGATCCGTAGCCCCGCTGCGACCCTTCGTCCACACCAGATCAGGCTGGAAGGCTTGGCCTGTCACATTGAACGAAGCACCTGTACCAGTGCGAGTCTTGGCGTTGAAGTAGGATGCTGGCTTGGTGATCGCCACCGCAGGAAGGTTCGCGGTGCAGAGGGCTTTGAATCCGGTTGGTGGTGTGTGGGTGAAGGGGCGCTGTCCGAAGTTAATGTGTACTGCACCAGTACCAGAAGATGAACCATATCCAACGCAAGGGAAAAGAGTCCCACTAAGACTTGAAAACGCAGTGCCTTGCGTACTATTGTTTTTGTAGAAACTTAGCGTAGCTGCGTCCGCATCATATAGCACACCAATCAAATCCGCAGTGGTGAAGGTTGCACCATAGGCAACCGATCCTGCGTTATTTCCAGCATTACCTGACGTGCTGATATAGCTGTACCCAACTGAACTAGAGTAGGGATAGTTGTTTAACGGCTGTGCACTTCCGCACACACCTAGGGCTATTTGATTTCCTACAGCAGAAATATAAACTTCCCAATACCATTTACCACTCAGTGGTAACGCTTGGGTTGCTCTTGCCGTAGAAAGCACAGTAGCACCGAAATTCAGTGCCGCATCACCCAATGAACCAGCGTTAGAGTCAAGAGGATTCAACGTCGCATAGTTATTCGTCGGCGTATCAACCATATGGTCATACGTCACGCCAGCAGTCAGACTGACATTATTCAACGTCCAGTTGTTTGCATTCCCGCTGCGATCATAGCCAAGCGTGGTAAGCGACGTGGCATCATCGAAGGGCAGGTAGAAACCATTGGTTCCGTAAGTGCCAGTGTAGGGTTTGGGAACCCATACGCCATCGGGATTGGTTTCGCCGAAGCTGGAAGGTGTGAGTGCTTGGCCGTCTATGAAGTAAATGTCGGAGAGGTAGCCGTCGAATAGACTTTGCAGTGTACCTGTTGTGCTTTCCATCCCAATGCTATGTAGAAGTGCTGCATTAAACAGCGTGTTGTAATTTTGCGCTGGCATTGTTCCCGTAGTTATTTGCTGAACTCCATTGACAAATAAACGAATGCGGCTATCTGAAACTGAGTGCGCCGTCTGTGCCTGTGTGGTATCAAAAACAATTACAAAATGATAATGTGCCAATAGGTCACGGTATAGTGGCGTCGGAGTAACTTGGTACTGGGTAGCACCAGAGGCGCGTTCAAATATCTCCGTTGGGAAGATATGCGCACGATCTAACGAGAAGTTTCCATCCACGCAGAACAACGATTCGTTTAATCCAGTTCTAGCAAGTTTTACCCAACAGGAATATGTAAATTTCTGTCTATTGCTTGCGCTTGGTGTCCTGCTCAAATACGCGCTCGCGCTCGCCCGTAGCCGCAACGAGTTCTCAATCTGATAGCTGGCAGAAGCACCAGAACCAGCATATAGTCCGGGAATGCTCATGCAGAAGCTCCCGCAGTTGCACAATGAACATTGGTGCCGTCACAGTAGCCGGCAATGACATACGTTCCCGTCGCGCTGATTGCAGAGAGGAATGACGATGTGACTTTGGTATTTGCGTGGGCGGTAATCGCGTAATTGCTACCATTCACCAACTTGATTGTAATCCAACAGGGAGATGCAGGAATGTTCGTGAATGTCAGCACGCCACCAGCAGTAGGCGTGCAATCGAAAAATAGCTTTCCAGCGGCACCAATGTCGAACGATAGATCGTTGTCTGTTGCTTTTGTTCCGTACTGTGGAAGTGTGAATGTCTGCGAGGTGCTAAGTGTGGCAACAGTTGCACCTTCCACCGCCACTACGCCAGCACTCACTCGCGTCAGCGTGGTATCCGAGGCGTGACCGAGTTCAAGTGAACCGACCCCCAATGCTTCCGTAGTGGAATCAACTATTCCAGCGACCGGCAACCCCGTCGCATTGGTTAGCGTACCTGACGATGGCGTTCCTAGTGCGCCACCGTTAATTACCGGAGCACCGGCAGTTCCGACGTTCACGGCGAGGGCAGTAGTGATTCCGGTTCCTGGCGTAACCCCCGCCCACGTTGTCAGATCAGCGTCGTAAGCCTGTATCGTAACCCCAAGATCAGTGGAATCGTACTTGGTAGCAACGGCGACCGCGACTGCATCAAAGTCTGCCTTAATCTCAGTACCCTTGACGAGTTTGGCTGGATTGCCAGTAAGCAGCGCATCCTTTGCCGCATAGTCCGTGATAACGATGTAGTCACTCATAGCCGTCCATCCTTTGTAAACAAGTCAATCCGCTGAATTGCTATCTGATACCCGCCTACTTGCGCCTCTAAACCAAACTGTAGCACGCGCCCTGAACTGCTACCTTGAACTGACATTACGTTGATCGCCACATTCCCTGAGTATTCAGAAATTCCATATTCGGCTGTTCCATATTCGGCTTGATTCGACAAGCCAGAAAGCGTCGAAGTCTGCGAATACTGTGCACTATTGTAGTCATAGCCCCACTTGAATACTACGGTCTGATTCGACAGCCCAATGAGTGTTACAAGTACCCTTTTCAGAATCGAAGTCTGGATAGGATTACCGAAGTCAATCCATGTGGTGTAGTACGACATCCGATACACGGAAGCATCGTCGTAGTACCCTGTATGGTCGCCAAGATATCCCGCATTCCCAATATACAGAACACGATCTTTTGTCTCGTAGAACGACTTTGCAACCAGCGTCCACATTGATGTTCTCGCCGCGCCATTCTCCAGAATAGAGCGCATATCGAAACAATAGGTGTTCGCCGTCGCCGGAAGCGTTATCAGGTAGAAATTGTTAGCCGCGCTGTACACCGACTTGATGTTCTCTGTATTCTCCAGATCAACCGCGCCCATAAAATCTACCTGCACGTTCTGGCTGAGTTTGCGAATCGGAGCCGATTTCTCCTGAATTGTTCGCAGCAACGAACGAACGCCGCTATCCGACAGGAACACAACATCTTCACCAGCATTCTGTACCGAGTCCCTTGCGATGCATCCGACGCCAACAATCGAATCCTGCAATTTCATTGTCGAAGGGGTATCCGCACCGGAGTAGATCAGGATTTGGAATCGCCCCATGATGAACAGGAAGTTATTGTGTGCCGCAAGAGCAACAATCTCGTCGCCACCGGATGGCCATACCTGGCCGACGTTCAGTGATCCTGATGTCCCCCCCGTCCAGACATGCGGCGAAAGCAAGTCACTGAACACCACAGTCTGCTTGTCGGTCGAAATATCTGCCGCCCATACCCGCCCGTAGGCACTGATCGCCTCGTTGCACTGATACACGGTTCCAGCAGTTCCTGCTTTCTCGTTCAAACGCCGAAACGTGGTTGCCGATACAGCAGGATCATAAATTAGCGGATCGTACCCACGTTGCCAAAACATCGCCACACCGTTCAGTTGGCAGAATTTCCAGTTGTTTGCGCTTATCGTTGGAGCTACACCACCACCACCATAGGTTAGCGTAACCAGTGTGGTGCCGCTCAGTTTGAACAGGAATCCTCCGCCAGCACATAGCGTAGTAGCCGTTCCGTCGTTCTGGATCAGTTCTCCGATGCAAGTAATGTTGCTTGTGGATAAGTCGGTATTCGCCGTACTCGCTCGCGTCCATCCCTTCCGCGATGCAACCCTGCCCGACTTGTCGATAATGCAGTTGTTCGCCTCCAGAGCAAACGATGCCGGCAGATCGACAGGCGAATCCGATAGGTTCAGGCCGTTGAAGCCTGGTGCTGAAATCGAGAAGGGGGTGATCTGGTCAGCCACTTAGGTAGCCTCGAAACAGTCGAATTCCATGAACCGCTCCTTCTCCAGCGAGATATAGTCGCTCAGAATCGACTTATACAGCCCGTATGCCTCTCCAGAGGTCAGCCCGCCATCTTCGCCCCTCTCAACCAATGCGCGGGCGTATGCGCCTGCTATGACCGGTTCAGAGGGTACTGTGATGATGTCGGCGTCTGCCGTCAGAGTCGTCTGCGGGACAATCATGTTGAACTTGAGCGAATAGACCGCCATCGGGGTAGGGAACAACTCCACTTTGCTGTCCGTCCCGTCCGTCCCATTCCATGCGTAATAGCATGGTACGCTCGATGACACCGCGCTCAACTGCTGCTGATCGAGTATCCACTGAATCGGGACGTTGCGAAGCGTGAGCTTGTTGGTCGTGTCGTTGACCGTAATATCCCGCTGCCGAATGCCTGATCCGGTAACTGTGTAGGTGCTGGTTCCGGCTACCGTTGGAATGGTGATGGTAGTTGATAAAGCGTCCCAGTTCCATGCGTCCTCCACTTGTCTGCGGGAATCGTTGATGTAGCGCCCAATCAGCGTGGAGTAAGCACTCGTTGTGACGCTGGCAACGCTGGATTCGCGTAGGCGGGAGAGGACTTCGTTAACACATTCCAAATACGTTGCCATTATTGGTTTGCTCCTGACATCATTCCTTGAATGTTACTTGCTCCACCAACAATCGGGGCCATCCTAGCTGTAGACATTGGCCTTGCAATAGCAGCACGTCTTGCCGCATCTTTTGAAAGCAATTCTCTCAACAAAGCCGGGTCAGCCAATACTTTAGCGGCTTCTCTTGTCACATCATCAACCGTTGATTTTGCGGTTTCTCGCGCAAGTTTGTTAGCCACAGCAACCCAAACATTAAGCAAGTTTGGCAGTTGGAATGCCCGTTCATCTCCGAGATTAGCTTTTGCCAACTTCTGCAATTCCTGAACTTCTCCAGTAATCTGTGAAGCATTACGAAGCCCAGAAATCTTGCTCATCTGTCCAAGATTAAACATATCAGACAATTGCTGGTTCGGCCTTCCAGTTGCCTGACGGATCAACCTCTCTTGAGCAGGAATAGCCTCAGTCGCCTTCAAGAAGGCTTCTGGCGATTGCTCCATCTTCTGCGACAGCGCGGTTCCAACTTTCATCTGATTCGCCGGAACAGACTGGAATGCAAAGATACGGTTTGCCTGCGCCCATTCAGGCGATTTCTCTGACAGCCATGCGCCTAGCGCATTCTTCGCTTCTCGTAGTTCGTAACCTAGAGTCTCGTCCGTAGATGCCGGAGACTTCATCAGGCGGTTGACTTCCTTTTCCATCAATCGGTACTGATTCTGCAATGACTTGATGGAGTATTTAGCGAACTGTTCAGGCATGTCCTCTTTGTACGGGGTCTGCTGCCAATCAGTGAAAACACCTTGATACACCGTCTTTGCAGGAGCATCCTTGCCAATCTGCGTGGCCCTTGGAACATTCCCTGCGCTTCGTTCTTCGATTCCAAGAGCGCGAGTGACAGCGGGACGATCCATGATTTCGTTAAGCGCACGGTCGCCAGAAACTTCGCCTTGCGGGTATAGTTTCTGTGCTGTAGCTGTTCTTGCTGCTTTAACTTTCGCTAGTGCTATATCATCAGCAGACATACCAATCAGCGGATCAATCGGAGCATTCCTTCCTCCAGATAGCGTTCCCATCATTTCACGGGAAGCCCCTTGCTGTGCAGCAGCAATCGCATTCAGATTTTCTCCACCAGGCATCTTGGAAATTTCACTCTCAAGTGCGGCAACTCGCGCCCCTGCGGGAGCCTTTACTTGCTGCCCAATGCGGGCCTGACCAAGAGTTTGTGCAGTAGTCAGTGGTTGTCCTAGCTCAGAAACATCAACCCCCTTGGTACTGAGTATCTTCAGCACAGCGTCTTTTTCTGCTGGCTGAAGTTGATCGAGAACCATTTTTTGCCCGATGGAAGCGCGGCCTCCTTTGGATAGCGTTGCCCAAAGCGAATTTCCAACGTTCCTTGCTGCACCAGACATATTCGATACAACTTTTGCCAGCGCAGGGCTTCCGAGAGCAGCAGTAATACCTGCGCCGAACAATCCACCTTCCGCTGCATCGCCACCCTGGGCCGCAGACAAACCGGCCCCCGTCGCGCCACCGGCTGCAATATTCTTCAGGTACGTTGACGTTGCTTCAGCGACTTTCGGGATTGCCGGTGCGCGTGATGCGGCAGCAAATGCTCCTGAGCCTGCTGCTTGTGCAATTGGGTCAAGTAATCCTCCAGCAAGATAAGCGCCGCTACTCTTATCCGCTACGTCTTGGGCCAAGCTAGCCTCGCTACGCAACCACGGAGCATCAAGCATCTTCGCCGGGATGTCGAGAATCTTTCCGCCAAGTGCACCAGCACCAGCAACTATGTCGCCAACGATGTTCCTTGCAGTGCCACGTTCAGCGCGGATCATTGACTTTGTTGCACGTTGCTTTTGCTCTGCGATCTGTTCGGGCGATAAAGTCGGCTTTGACGGTACGGCGACTTCAGAGCGTAGCCGGCGAACTTCCTCAGCAAGCACACCGGCTGCTTCCGTGTCTCCGGCAGCATCAGCCTTCAGGAAGGCCGCTTCGACTTGAGCAAGATCAGCCATTATTTGTACTTCTCCAAAGCGGCATCAACAGCAGAACCAGTAGGCTTCCCGCCACTAATAGGCGCACCACCTTCTTGAGCAGCAGACTGGTCGACGGCCTTCTTCCAGTTGCCGTAGTGCATTTTCACTTGATTTAGGCCATTGCGGAGTTTTGCTTGGCTCTGACCTTTCTTCAGCGATGCAATTGTTGCCTGAAGCATCTCAAGTTCTCTCACAGCAACCTGCCCCAACGCGCCGCCAGTAGGCGAAGCCTGCCGCATCGCTTGCAATTCATTGAATCCGAGATTTGCCTTGATGGTATCCAAAGTCGCATCCAGATCGTAAGCTTTAGTTCCAGGAATCATCCCAAGAACTTCACCAGTCAGTCCGGTAGAGAAGAATCCAGTCTCTTTCAGCGCCTCGTCAACCTTCTGAATTACGAGCTTCGATTTCATCTCAGTTGTATCTGAGATAGCCTTGTTTTTGGCCGTCATGTCTTTCGGCCCACCTGGAATTGGCTCCAAATTACCATCAGCGGTGTAACGGTATCCGGCAGGCGGCTTACCAAGCCCACTAGCGCCCTGTTGTTTTGATTGAGCAAGCGCAAGCATTGCCTGTCGGTTCTCAATCATTGCATTACGGTACTGGCTCAAATCTTCGCCACGTTGTTTTGCAATGGCTGCTTGGCTTTCTATCTCTTTTTCGCGCAATCTCAAGCGTTCCATTGCCTCTGTTTTCTTCAGATCAAACGCCTCAGTCTCTTGGAACTCCTGCTTTCTCTCGCCAAGAGCTTGTTTGCGAGAAGCCATAAGCATCTCTTGCTCCTTTGCCTCCTGTTGCTTTGCCAACATAATCAACTTCATCGCCGTCTGCTGATCGCCAGCTTGTGCGAATTGTGCCGCCTTCGCTTTCAGTCCAGCCGAAGTCGTCAGGTCGCCGCCCGTCGACATTACGCTCTCACGCAACTTGGCTTGTTCGGCAGCGGGATTAACATAGCCCATGCCCTCGGCAGCAACTCCGCCCAACATGCCGCCTCCACGAAACATCTGTCCAGCCGCACGCTGAAACGGGTCTTGCGAAGCGTATTTGTCAGCCGCTACACCAAGATTCGCATTCTGCTGCTGCTGTATCTGCCACGGTTGCGGCCCGAATAGACTTTCTACGATATTGTCAGCCATTACAGCGGCCTCCCGGTGAATGGATCAAACTTGTACTGCTGATTGACAGCAGGATTCGTGTAATTCGCTACGGCATTCCCCGCCCCACTCAGCATCGCACCCCACGGACTGTACGCATTCGCCGGCTGCATCGTTTGCGCCGCACTGTTCATGCCCTGCGCCAATAGTCCTCCGGCTGCCGCATTCGACGTTTGACGGCCTAAATCCATGCCCATAGTCAAAGCCTGTTGCCCAAGTCCTTCAAGCGTCTGAGCACCTCCTAGAGCCGTCTTGTACGGATCGTATGCGGCGGTTTGTCCTGCATACATTCCCTTCGTCAGATCGCCACCAGTGCCGACCATTCCCGCGCCGAACTTCGCGTAATCCATGCCACCCTGTGTCGCCTGTGCAGCCAAGCCCAAATCCTGTTGGCGTTGTGCGTTCATCAGTGCTTCCAAGCGAGGATTAGCCGCACCCATCATTCCGGTTGCGCCGGTAGCCAAGCCATACGTCCCACGGTTGAACTCGCCGGAGAGCATCTGCGACATATCGCGGTCGCGTCCGGTAGCAAGCAATGCCTGCTGATCCCGCATGTACTTCATCGCCTGCGCTTGCGGGTCTTGGGCAAGGTACTGGTTGCCTAGCGACATGGCGCGTTGTCCAGCATCGCCCATCGGAGCGAAGGCGGCAGGAGCGTTCTGATACTGACTGAGCATCTGACCAGACTGAGCCATCAGTGCATCTTGTTGCGCCTTGACATCAGGAGTCAGGTTATATCCTGCACCTATTACGTTGCCGTTCGCGTCCTTGGTGAAGTCGGATTGCCCGAATCTCGTTGTAACGCCGATTGGTTTGAACTTAGCAGCATCGGCGGCGATTTTCGCTGCTTCGATTTGTGCAGCAGCGGCTTTCGATGCGGCGTCTTGCGCTGCATTTCCAGACAAGTATCCGCCAACGGCACTTAGCCCCCCGGAAAGTAGGCCGGAGGAATTCAGGGCTTTCAGGGTTTGATTTGCGGTTCCGAGTGGGTTATCTGCGGCTTGTTGGAGAAGTTGTTGATACCACGGAGTAGATGCAAGTCCAGCGCCAGCAGATAGGTTCAACGGAACCTGCGTAAGCGATTGCTCAAGCCCAGGAATGCTCGACATTTGCCCAGAGTAGTTTGTGAAGTCAGGATATAGACTTGAAAGATCAAGCGACGATCCTCCGCTAGTTCCAGCCCCGCTACCGTAGTCAGTAAGTTCGTTCCACCAATCAGTTCCTTCAAGCATACCGCCCCCTGCATTCGATAACGCTGCCGCTCCTCCCAATGCGCCAGCAGTCCCTGATAAAGCCGTTCCGTAGCCGACATTCATTCCCAATGAACTTAGTTGTCCTGCGCTCATTCCAGAACCTAGCATTCCAGAGCCAGCCCCCACTTCTGCACCCCACAATCCAGCACCAGCAGGGCCAAGCAGATAGCCACCACCGGCAATCAGGGCTGCCATCATTAATGGATTGCTGAATAACCCGCCATCGTCATCACGCGCTGACTGTTGCGCCGGTGACTGATCGTAGTTGAATTGCTGTCCTGCGGAAACGTCTGCTGGAGACAGGTAATTTGCAAATCCAGACTGAAGCAAGTATCCGGCTTGTTGTGGGTCGAAAACATTGTCAAAAAGATTCTGCGCTCCCCATCTGTACCCTTGCCCAAACGAATCCAGACCTCCCATGCCAGCGGCAATGAATGCTCTCTGCTCGTTGTTCAGATACGAAGGATTGGCGTTGTAGAGGGCGATTACCTTCTCTACTTGAGGGTCAGAGACAGCCCTAGCAACATACGAGGCAGACTCTCCGTGTTCTGGAGCGCCCACGTTTTTCATTGATCCGTCCGGTTGCTTCACATAGACAGGTTGCCCCGCCCCGCCCCCCCACTCGATCAATCCATTAGCGTATGTTGCCATATCAAATCTCCATCACTTCTTCTTTGCGCGGCCTTCCTCGCTTCGGTTTCAGCACTTCTTGCGCTTCGGCGGCTTGCGTGACTTTGACGGCTTCATCGGCATGGGCTTCATTTCCTACCTCCTCGTAACCTTCGTGAGTACGCATGTGGCGAATGTCGTCCTCGCTTGAGAACGCTACAAAGTTGCCACTGCGCTTGCAACGGAATTTAACCACCCTGCACCACCGCAGCACTCAGTACCGCCGACGCCGACGCTGAAACAAGCAGTCGAATACACGCAACAGGGGCCGAATATGTTGCTTCGGATGACGCAGACTTTGCGCCTGCAGAGTTGTCGAACCAGAGCGACGGATGCGAACTGCGACCGTCTTGGTAGGAATGCTGAACCTTGTAGGTAACAGTTCCGCTAACCAATGTCACACCAATTCCAATGGCGATTGGCGAAGTATCCAGATTCGGGTTGATGGTGTTCGATACTGAGTCTATCAGGTTGCCGACAACGATTGTCGTGGCTACTGCAGCAGATGCCGTAATCGCAGTGATCGTCTTGAAATACTTGGTTGTATTCGAGTTGCCAGCATTCGTACCCGCAACCGTTTCCGATTGCGCCCGACCGTTTGAGTCGGTTCCGGTAAAGGTGAATGTGATACCTGCATCGTTTCCGCCTGAAGTCAGTCGGACAAGATGCGCTCCGTTGAGAGTAATCGTTGCAACACCCGCCGTTGCGAATGCTCCGTTAATTAGGATTGCCCCTGCCCCCGGAGATTGCGAAGCGCAGACACCATCGGCATCTA